GTAATAAGAACCTTGTCCATCTCTGATTCCCAATCCTCGTCTTCTTCAAGGAGTTGGTAAGACATGTGTTGTTCAACACGAGTAGAACGTAAAGCACGTTCACCATCTTTGTCGTCCCCAACAACACGACATTTAACTGGCATGTCTCCGTCAACTAAAACGGGGTAACTACGAGCATGGTATTGCAGTGCAGCAATAGTGATAAGGGGAAACTTAACGTTAGAAGAGTTAGCCCAAGGAAAGTTTTTAGTCTCTGCTACTTGTAGAGCTAACTTTAAAGAAGCTTCGGTACGTTTTTCCCAACTAGACCTAGACAATAAATCATTATCAAAGTCTCGTACACATTGAACCCCAATAGTAGTCAAGTCTTCTTTAGAAAGCTTGTCAGCAATATTGGCCTCATACATGAGGTCGTTAATATCAAATTTATCTTTAAGGTTCATTTTTAGTATCCACAAACAGCAGAACGACCAGAATCTAACACATTATTGTCTCGAACAAAAGCCTCGTACTCTTCTTCTTCCAACTCTTTTTCGGAAGGAGCTTCCCACATCCTATCGAGCATTAACCCCAAGTACGCCCAAGCATCTACCTGGTCGTCATGCTTGTCCCTAGGAAATCTAAGAAGCTCATCCTCAAAGCTTTGATACCAATCAGCGTCCTTATCGAACTTACAAGCCCCACTTCTCATACGAGCTTGAATGCTTCTAGCACGGGTTAGTTTGTCTCCACTAGGCTTGAGCAACACAGTGTTGATGAACTCTCCACGCTTTAACATCTCCTCATTGAGATAGGGACCAATGGCTTTTTGGATCGTTCCTTGTTCAAGTCCAAAAAGTACGGGCTTATAAATTTTTTGCAGCATCAGAATTGTATCCACGATTTCTAAAGCATCCATACGTGCTTTGATCACATGTTTACAGTACAGCTTTCCTTCTTCATCCATACCACCAACCACAAAAGCAGAGTAGTCAGCCCGTTGGGATTGAGATACAGCCAAGTCACAGGTAGCGTAGTAGACCAGTTTCTTTTTCTGGTCTTCAGGTTTCATGGCAACAAAGTCTGTGCTTTTAAAGAAAGTGTCAGTAATGTCTAGAGGGACATTAAGCATCTCTTGAGAGTAAACATCAGCCAAACCTTGGCGCACATAGTCTTCTTTGAGCATCCTAAACTCAGCAGCAGACTTCATTTCAGGCCAAAGCAAAGTCTTAAAGTCATCCGTGTGAGCACGGTACTTAACAGATCTCCAAGGCAGAACGTTTGTAGAAAACTCCCGCAAGTCTTCTCTGACTAACTGCTTAACACCTTTGTGAGAAGACAACTGAGAAGCTGGCATTAAGTTCTCAAGTAGGCTGTCTAGGTGAAGGATAGTGCCTACTATACGTATCTTTCCAGTTGAAGAAACACAAGGAATAAGCGCACCATAAAACCAACGTTTAAACTTTTGACGGCGATCTTTGTTCATAACGATCTCGTCATTCTCCATGTCATCCCCAATGATTAGGTCTGGACGGAGGTTAGCCCACTTTAATCCACGAAGCTTCTGCTCAGAACCTTTGGCTTGGATACGGAATGTCCACCCATCTTCCAACTCAACAATCAAATCGTCTTCGGTATCTTTGGGAAACTCCTTGATACCAAACAAAGAGCGCAGGTCATCGTTTTCTAGCAGTTCTTTCTTAATATCTCCTAGGAACTGTACGGCTTGGGTAACAGTATCTGAAACAATAAGAACATATCTGGACTCCCTGAAGAGGACAGATGCTAGGGTGTAAGCGTGGGTTACGGCAGTAGATTTAGCGTGATACCGAGGAGCAGCTATGGCTACTTGCTTGCTGTTACTAGTAACAAGATCCCAAATTTCCTTGTGGAACTGGGGGGTAGCAGCAGGTTTATCAAAGTTCTTTCTCAACACGGAGTTGACAAAGCCCTCCATAACATCTGCGTTAAGCCTGGACAACTCTAGCCTCTACATCAATAGGTACAGCAGCTTGCATCTTGTTACTGGCAAACTTAGCAAACTCTTCAGACAACTTGAGGAGCCTATCGTCAATTGTCTTTTCCAATTCTTCTTTGATTGGGTTCTCATTGAGCTTCTGTTGCTTAGTCAGTAGCTCAGTTGTAATCTTTAAAGCCACATGAGCTTTGACTGGAACACGAACAATATCCCCAGTCTTTTGGTCAAACTGGGCATCACCTAGATCAAGTCTGTCTTCAGTAGCCTTGAGAGCTTTGTTGATAATCCGTTTAAGGTTAGAGTCCATCTGCTGGACATCTTCAGTTTGGAGTTGAAGAGCGTATTCTTTGAACCACTCTGCTTGTTTCCAAAGCTTAAGAGTAGGTAAGGGTATACCCGTAACAATAGCTGTCTCAGCCATATTACCAAGCATTAGGTAAGTACTGACAGCTTGAAGCCTTTGGTTCTGTGACCAAACAGATTTCTTGTATCTCTTATCTTTAGAAGTTCGTCTCTGCATACTATTTCTTTTTAGCAGTCTTAGCAGATTGTTTAAAAGCTTTAGCCGTAGGAGCACCTTTAGTTCCTGGAGTACGCATCTTCTCTCCAGATCCTTTGGCTATACGTTTCTTCTTGGCATGGATATTGGCATACAAACCTTTAGGGTTAGTACCAGTATTGATAGTCATATTAACACTTCCACTTCTTAAGAGCTTTGTTAATCCTTGAATCAGGATCTTTGGCTTTCTCTGTGCCAGTCAGTTTCTTCTTCATGCCACCCATACGAGCACAGAAGGAATCTTTACGAGAACCACCTTCGGGTTGAGGGGGTTTAAGGTCATGTCCTTGCTTCTTAGCTGAAGCTCGACCTTTAGCGTTTAAGCCACCTGACTCAGACTTACCCTCTTTACGTTGCCAAGCAGGACTCTTTTTACCAGTTGCCATATACCCTCCCTTGAATGGATCGGACTATATCATCCTTTTAAATAACGTACATTGTCACCTACGTGACAACATAGGGTATTTATTTAGAGATTGTGTACCTTCAGTGGACTTGACAAGGTATTTGAAAACTCAGAGACTGAGGGCTTCTTTCTTTTACTGTTTTCTTTCTTAGGTTCAGGTATATATACAGAGACAGTTAGGAACAGATTTATCTGCGAGTCTTTGTAAAGACGAGCACATCTAGCCTTACAGGTGTTTGTTATTAGTAACCCCCTTTTGTTTAAAACTATGCAGCGTGGTTATATGGTGTGATAAATCAATTCAAACAGAAAATAATTTGCTCCCCCCTCCCCCTAAACAACTACATACAGGTATACATACCTAAATAACATATACCTATACCTACTACATTACTAATAGTAATATGAGTACTTAGTAAGTGCTATATAGAGCAGCTATATCAATCAACAACTTAGCCCGCTATTACTGGTCATTGTTTATCATCTCCTCTATCCTCTGTCGGTGTTCTAAACGGTCTATACGGCGTTGAAATTAACTGTTCGATGTCTATCCATCTAAGACGCTCTACCACCCCGCACAAGCGGTACACCACGCACAGATCGAACACCTTTAACGGCCTCAAAGCCCTCAAATAGTCTCCGGCGAACACTGTCTATCGGCTAACCTTGCTCCGCGTGACTAACCATGGTACTTTGGTACTCAACTTGTCAAGACGAATTTTCTATTGTTGTCAGTTGCGTAACAACTATCCTAGGTCGCCTCGTCAAGGCTGTTCGTTGTGTGCCACAACACGTTGACAACAATACAAAATCCCCGCCTTCGGCGGCTGCGGCCTTGACAAGTCGAGGCTCCCCAAAGTTCCCTGCTTAGGTCACGCAGCGCATAGGGCGTTGGGTGATACAACCAACTTAGGAGTTAGTTATGCAATTATCTTTTCATTCAATCTTAGCTTCAGCTCAAGAAGTAGACTTCTTTACTGACATCATTCTCGACACTGGCTTGGCTGGTGAGATCGAGCCAGACACTTCTTTCGTTAAAGAGCTGGAGAGTATTCCTCCAGCAATTATCGAAGAAGAAGAAGAGGCTGCTATCGAAGAACAGTGGGAAATTGAGATGGCTCACGATGAAGAGAGTCTTCAATTCGAGTACTCTGTAGTAATTACAGACCACACAAACGACACTGCCGAACAAGATTGGGGTACTTTGGAAGACTGTAAGAAATTTGTAGAAATCTATACACGCCTCATGTTCGGACATCGTTTCGATGCACGCTTCTTCCACGTTAATGATGACAATGAGTTCGCTTCTGTACAGTTCTTTCCTACACCTTCTGATCCTACTGGCTATGTGACTCTCACAAATCTTCGTAGTTACTAACCACTCCCGCTTCGGCGGGTTTTTTTTCTGCTCCGCTAAGGAGTGCTACTAGTAACATTCCCTAATACGTTTGAAACCTCTGGCTGTCAACCCGTTGAGCATTGATCAAATTACTTTTTATGCTGAGACATTGTTACACTCCACGCCCCGCCCTTCGTCTGTAGTTGTCTAAGGTGTTTGTGGGCGTGAGCCACGCCAGAACCCGCAAGCGGAACCTGTCATGCCCCCCGCATTGTTCGTTCCGTGTGTGCTCTCTGCGGGCGGGGACTTTACTTACGTTGGCGAGAATACCGGGGACGCATCCCCCCTCAGGTGTGAGGGGGATGGTCCCCCTCGCCAACCCAAGTAAGGAGCTTCACATGTCACAGCAAAGTAATTTCGATTTCAACGCTTTCAACGAATTGACTGAGCGCAAGCCAGCAGGTTTGCAAATCTTCTTAGCTCAGCAACTTCTGTCTAACGCACTCTGGTCTATGGAGAAGTACGACAACCCACGTGGCACGGATCTCAACAGTATCCTCACTAGCGTTAAGTCTCTGCGTGCGTTGCTCAAGCAAGATGCAGCAGATCGTAAGTAATCTCCGACAGGTAGTGGTTCACTCCACTACCTTTTTTCATCCTCATAGGAGTCTCGCATGAAAGACATCACAAACATATACCAGTGCAGAACTGAAGATGTGAAGTACACATTCACAGATTATCTGGGTGCTCTACTTTTAGCTCTAGCTATTGGAGTACCTTTTGCTATCTACTTCTGGAGAATGTGATCATGTATCACGCTATTGAACTAGACAACAACCTGGTCGTAAGACCAGTTGTTGACGGTATTACTGAGATCGAATGGCTACATGGATGCAGGTGTTTTGAAATATCTGCGTCTGAGTTTCAACTGAAGACTCGTATCCAAAGCTATACAAACATGGACCTGCTCACAACTGAAGCTTGGAACCAATTCATAAGCTCACTGGATGATCCTGGTCTTGTTCCTAGTAACAGTTTTAGATCTACCCGTGTCATTCGTGACAAGTGGGACGCTGACAGGAGTATTTACTAATGAACGAGAACTACCTGCCCATTTGTACCAATTGTTATGGTGTTCGAGTTGAACCTCATCGTGCTAGAGCTATTCGTCCAACGTGTATGGAATGCGGTGAGATCCTGGCACGGAAGGTGCAACACACCATAGCTCCAATCAACAAGAGCAACTACATGCTCATCAGCAACATGGACGAACTCAAACAACTTAACCCAAAGAGGACAACATGAGAATGAAAGACTTTCTTTTAGGCATTGAAGATGATCTACGTAGTAAGGGTAACTACTGCTGTTATTGCTTACAGCCTCAAGATGGCAGGTTCTCATGCTGTCAAGAGAATCACTTTGTTCCTTTCAATGATCTTTACGAAGAAGATCAGAAAGCTTTGATCGCAGAAGTTACTAGCGAATACGAAGCTTGGAGCAAAACTCAGTGATAACGCTCGTCCTGGCAAGCCTATTCCCGCCACCAGAGGTGGCAGGGGCTTGCGATAGGACTCGCTCATGTTCTTAAACGGGACTTGTCGCCTGCCCAACCGCAAGCGGGGGCAGTCGCCTTCGCCCTTTGTTCTTTTTTAAGGAGATAGTCATGCAATTAGATTTAGTTGATGAGATGAATTGGGAAGACAGTGACAAAGTTGAAATCATTTCTTTAGAGGAAGCTGGTCTTGAGGAAGCTCCTTTAGCTGAAGAAACACATCGTCACGGTCATGTGTTTCGTAATGGTATTCACGCATACCTTGACTGGTTTTTTGATGGATCAATAGAAAATGATGATTACTAATCACTGGTTCATAGAATCAAATGACTATGACGATGTTCTAGTCAACGTTAACATCCACACCCTTTTCAAAGAAAAAGAGGGAGACAGCCACAAGCAATTGGAGCTATTCACAACGGAAGATCCAGAGCTTGAAGACATCAGTTATTAGTAACAAACTTCGATATGGTCTTAGCAATAGGATCATATCTAGGCAATGTTGCCGTTGAGGGAGAAACAAATGGATGCTCACATGATGTCCACTTTGTATGCTGCTGCTACTGAGAGTCTTGTCTCAGATGCTTCAGCTACAAGTACATTCGAGAAGATGATAGCTGTAGCGTTTACGCATAGCTCAGTTGATACGTTTGCTAAAGACCTGCGTGACACTGAGAAACAAATCAAGAAAGACTACGAGATCAGTTCGATGCCTGGTCCTTGGAGATCAGCTAAGTCTGTGATTCACGGTGCTATGAAGCTCAGCATCAAGCTCATTGATGACAACGGAAGTTATGTCGGTAAAACATTTCTGCAAAACAAAATCCGAGAACTGAAGACCCCCAAAGAAGAAATCAGTGCTGAAGATTACGCCGACAAAGTTATTAAGAACTTGATGAATGTCCCAGAAGGCATGGATGCTCTCAAAGTATTCAAGCTGGTCAAAGATTTTGTGAATGCGAGTGGTAAATAATGCTGACTAAAGGCATTGAAGTAATGAAATACATACGGGCAAGTGCTGGTAGATCTGGCATTTCCGTTGTATTTGAAGACGCTAACCAACCTAGGCATGATGGCAAAACCATCTATCTACCTAGGATTGTTGCTTCAACCACAGAGTTGCAGCTCAAACAACTGATGGCATCAACAGACCACGAAGTGGCTCATGATCGCTACAGTTCATTTGAAGTTCTCCAGAAGAAGAAACTAGATCCTCAAGGCATATTGATGTTTGTATGGAACTTCTTAGAAGATTCCAGAATCAACTACATCGAAGCCAAAGAGTATCGTGGTTTCAAAGAGAACTGGGATGATTGCAGCTCTATCTTGATTGAGGACATCCTCAAGAAAGCTAAGGGACAAACATCACCAGCAGCAACGTTAATGACAGCTTTGTTCTGTTGGGAAGTAACACTGACAGGTTCTATCTTTCCTCAAATAGAACTGGTTGTCAGCAAATCTACGCCTAACAAAAAGATTTTGGATGTTCTTAATAACTTTACTGATCGTCTTGTTGATTGTTATTCGATCTTGGATAAAGAGTTAGGCTCTGAAGCAACCTATCAATTGGCTGTAGACATTCTCAAAGAGCTTGATGAGGAATGCAAAGAAGAACTGAAGCCTAAACCTATCAAAAGTAAGGGTGATGGTAAGGTTGCCAAACCTGGTGGAGAAGAAGAGACAACAAGCTCTGATTCTTCTAAAGACAAAGGTGATGGTGGAGAAAAAGCTGATCCTAAAGACAAAGAGTACAAAGTCGTTGAGATCAAAGTTTCCGAGGAAGACTTGGAAAACTTTTCTATTTCCATGCACAACGAAGATGGCAGCGACATGGGTAAAGTTGGCATCAACTTTGAGCCTGTGAAACACAAAAGTGGTTGGGATCTAACTGACTATGAAAACTTCATAGTTGTTGACTATCCCAAACAAAAAAGCTCTGCTGACTATTACTTGGTACTCAAGAAACACAATCGCTTTCTCTCAGAGTATCGTGATCAAGTAGAGCCTAAGCTTGTGTCTCAAGAAAATTTTGCTCAACAGGTTCGTAAGCTGATCCAAATCAAAGCAAGAGTGCAGCGACAGTACGGTGTTAAGAAAGGCAAACTGGATCAATCTAGATTGTCTCGTATTTGTTTTGATGCACCTGGTTTCAACGAGCGTGTGTTTAAGAACAAAATCGACAACAAAACACTGGATGCTGCTGTTACTGTATTAGTTGACATGTCTGGCTCTATGAATGGCATGAAAGCATACTATGCGTTAGCTTCTACATTGTTAGTTAATGAAGTTTGTTCAACTTTAAACATTCCTCTTGAAATTGTTGGCTTTACTGATGGAAAACTTAATTCATATACTGATTGGTGTCCAACCATGTATATCTACAAAAGTTTTTCTGATTTAAAAGTCAGTTCTGATAAATTGAAAGAGTATTTTGAAATAAGTAGTCAGTGGATGGTTGGAAACCCTGATGGCGAAAACATTCTTTGGGCGCATGATCGACTGCTCAAACGCAAAGAGAAAAAACGTCTGTTAGTGGTTATGTCTGATGGTAGCCCCGCAGCTTCTAAAGCATCGGCAGGGATTGGCAGGTTCACAGATACAGTCATCAAAGAGATAGAGAAAGCAAAAGCAATTGACATCTACGGTTTGGGTTTGTGTAGTGATTCTGTAAAGTCTTACTACCAAGCACATAGCGTAGTTAACAATCCAGAAGAGATACCAAGCAAGCTGTTACAACTCATAGAAAGGAAAATCATTAATGTCTGAGTCAGAAGCCAAAACCACAACAAAGGTCGAGGACCTTGTTAAATCAAAAATCAAAGAAGCAATGGAAAAACGTAAAGTCTCAGAAGCAACACCTCACCCATTGATTACTGATTACGTTAGCAAAACTGTAGAAGCCGCTGCTCCTGTAGTAACACGACCTGAACTCAAACCAAATCAAACTTATTTCTCTGACTTGTTCAAAGAGCTTTGGATTACTGACAAAGATGACTTTGGTGTCACGATGTTTAGTGAAACTACTTGGGACGAACGTATCGCCTCATTTGTTCCTAGTAGCAATCCTGCTTACGTCTTTGACGAGAAATTGGCTGCAAACATTCTTAGAGCATGGGAGTTAAATGAAAGAGTACTCTGTTACGGGCCTACGGGGGCTGGTAAATCTAGTCTTATTGAGCAGCTTTGTGCTCGTACTGGTCGCCCTTTCGTTCGGGTTAATTGTACTGGGGACATGGATACCTCAATGATCTTTGGTCAGTTGACAGCTAAAGATGGTTCAACAGTCTGGGTAGATGGTGCTGTAACAGAAGCTGTACGTTACGGTGCTGTGTTTGCTTGGGACGAGTGGGACGTAACTCCTCCAGAGATCTCTATGGGTCTTCAATGGCTCTTAGAGGACGAAGGCAAACTCTTCTTGAAAGAAATGCCTGGAAGTACCAAAGACAAACAAATTGTCCCTCACGAGCATTTCCGTATCGTAGCCATTGGCAACACACAAGGCCAAGGCGATGACACAGGAGCACATGCTGGTACTAACGTTCAGAACTCTGCAACTCTTGATCGCTTTGGCACTGCTATCTACGTTGACTATCTTGAAGCTTCTATTGAAGAGAAAATGTTGACCAACAAGTTCCCAGACACTATCACTAAGAAAGCAGCTAAGGAACTTGTCAAACTTGCTAACTTGATTCGTCAAGGTTACAAAGCAGGTCAGTTCAACTTAACAATGTCTCCACGTTCATTGTTTGGCATCTGCAACAAAGTTTCTTTTGGCATGACTTTAAGAACTGCATTCAATCTTGTTTACCTGAACAAGTTAAACGACACACAGCGTAAGGTTGCTGATGAGTTGTTTACCAAGATCTACGGTAACAAAGAAATCTAAAACCACAAAACCATATAGCCTTCCTCTCAAGGGAGGGCTATTTATTTTGGGCTTTAACTATGATCAAACACAAAATACTTCTCGACAACGCTCCGTCCGTAGTAGGACAGCAGGTACACATCAACCACGTAGACTGCGAAGCAGGTGTAGATACCAAGCGTAGGCTGTATATCAAGCGTCAACCTACTGCAATCGTGGCGTATTGCCACCACTGCAATCAAAAAGGCTTTGTTAAAAATGTTGACGACAGATTATCTGCCTGGATCAACAAACCAGCAGCAACTGTTACTAGTAGCAACAAGCCTGTCATAGCCTCTCTAACAACCGAAGGTAAAGTATGGCTGCACAGTCACTACTGCGACACAACACACAGCAACTTCAACGGCATAGCAGGGGAGCGACACAAAGTCGCTCTCACACTACACAACACAGAGGGACAGCCAATAGGCTGGCAGATCAGGAACCTCGCACCTAACGCAACACCCAAGTACACAACGTACTACACCAGCAGCAGCTCCAAAGGAGATGCAGCTTGGTTTAAAGGTAACAACACGCTAGTCATAACCGAAGACTACCTCAGTGCTTACCGAGTGAACAACGACACAGGCTACACATCTGTGGCGTTACTAAGAACAGCACTGTCAGATAAAACGCTAAGACAAATACACGACTCAAACTTTGAGTATGTTGTTATTTGGCTTGATCCCGATGAAGCAGGTGTACAAGGAGCAACAAAAGCATACAAAAAACTAAACCACTTTCTACCATCAACAACAAAGATTATCGTGCTTGGCATAGATAAAGAACCCAAACAATGCACACCAGCAGAACTGGAAAGCATACTCATTTAAAGGAACTAAATGGACTACGATGTTCTCTACCTTTGCTCTCAAAGCAAAGAGAACCTAAACAAATACAGGCGGTACATCAAACCGCATGTAGTGGTCAAAGAAACTAATGTCATCCTAGATGGCATGGACAAATACTACAAAACATTCCCAGGTGTAACTGAGTTCAACTGGGAATCTTTTTCTGCGTTCCTAATAGCAGATCAAAGCAAACGACTTACAGATGATTCAATTGTCAAGCTTCGCATGACATTGACCAAAGCTAAGGCGTTTGTCCCACACCATGCTCACGAAGAAGTAATCAAGACTCTCATAGAGTTGGACTATCTTGCTCAGATTATGGAGGAATGTGAGAAAGTCAAGGAAGGCTCTAGCGACCTTGAACACGTACACATACTTGCAACCAATGCTCTTAAAGATGTAGAGAGATACATTGAAAAAGATGAATTGTTTGTTTCTGCTGATCTTAGTGTCATTGCAGATAGGATTAGTTCTTCTGGTTATGAATGGCGCTTGGATGTACTTAATCGCTCTCTGGGTCCCTTACGTACTGGCAACTTTGTCATTGTTGCTGCTCGTGTCGAAGTAGGCAAAACAACATTCTTAGCTAGTGAGGTCAGTTACCTTGCACAGCAACTACCTGTAGACAGACCAGTTGTATGGGTCAACAACGAAGAAGAATCTTCTGTTGTGTTCTTTAGGATTGTTCAAGCTGCACTAGGTAAAGAATCTAAAACAATTATTGCTGACTCCAAGACAGCAATGACTGAGTACACAACTCTCATGGGTGGTAACAAAGACAAGATACGTGTTACTAAGGACATGAACCACGTTCGTGACTTAGAGACATTATTTCGTGAGGTTAACCCAGGCCTGATTGTGTTTGACCAACTTGACAAAGTAGATGGCTTTAACAAGTCTGACGACAGGGAAGACATCAAGCTTGGCAAGATCTACAAGTGGGCTAGGGAACTTGCAAGAAACTATGGCCCAGTTATTGCTGCATCACAGTTGTCTGCAACAGCAGTGGATATGAAAGATCCCCCGTTTATTGGCTTAGATGCTCTGCGTGGCTCTAAGACTGACAAACCAGGTGAAGCTGACGTAGTTCTAACAATTGGCAAGTACAAAGAACCAAAGAGTCCAGAGGAAGAAATGATTCGCACAATCAATGTTCCTAAAAACAAACTACCAGGTGGTGGTCCTAAACACATGGAGTCCGAACGTCATGGACAGTTCCTAGTAACTATTGACCCTATTAGGGCTAGGTACGAGTGACATGGCACAAGACATTAGGCTTATGTACCCTCATAGATATGAGGCAAACATAGACTCATACATTGTACGTTTGCCTAATGGTGAACGTTTGAAATTTACACCTTCAGAGTGGAAAGATCCTGAAGTTGTAGCAGGAGCTATAGCCACACATTCTGGTGCTACTGTACCTGTATACACATTTGGTTGGTCAGATCCTAGAGGAGCAAGCATGACAAGTCTTACATACAAAACAGCAATTGATGATGCAGTAACTCAAATGCAATTGTTTATAAACAACCCTTTTGAAGAGAACGTTCTTAAGATGGATTATGTTGGCAGTAGAGTAACTTGTGTACCAGCCCCTACAGATACAGACGAAGATGTGTTGGTTCTTACAGACAATGTAGTTAAGTTTGTAAACAGTTGTACTAAAGCAGGGTTTAAAGAAACAGGTTCTTATGCAGGATCCGCTTTTTATTCTTTGAGACAAGGAGAAGTTAATCTAATCATCACAGATGAAGAGGAGTTTTACGAAAAGTTTATGCTTGCAACTCATGTATGCAAGTCCTTAAACGTGTTAGACAAGCAGCACAGGATCACTGTGTTTCAAGCAATTCTTTATGGAAAGGCCTATGGAAAACCATGACCATAGCATTCGCAGCAATTGACGTTGAGACAACACTCAACGGCAACGAAGACGTAGGACTAGCTCATCCTATGCACCCTGACAACAGAGTCGTAGCGTATGGACTATGCAAAGATTTGTTGCCAACAGTAACGTATGACAAAAATGAGTTTGGAGACGAGCTGTACCACTTAGATAAGAACACTATTCTTTGTGGTCACAACATTTCTTTTGACTTGATGTACTTGTACAGAGAAGATGGAGAAGAAATACATGACTTTAAAACCATGTTGCAGCAACACAAGATTTGGGACACACAACTGGCAGAGTACATCCTGTCGGGACAACGTACCAAGTTTTCTAGCCTAGATGAACTATCAATTAAGTACGGTTTTCCTATCAAAGACGATGGCATCAAGAAATACTTTCAGGCAGGTTTAGGTTCTGACAAGATTCCTCGTGAAGAGCTAACGCCTTACCTGGAACAAGATGTTACTAATACCAAAGGCATTGCTGAAATTCAGTACTTACGTGCTGTAGAAGCAGGGCAGCTCACGTTAATTGAAACTCAGATGGAAGCACTTCATGCAACTACAGAGATGCAATTCAACGGGCTGCACATAGACAAAGCAAGACTGGACACATACACAGTTGAAGTCGTAGACAAGTATGTAGAAGTCAAGCTTGACCTAGAAGCACTAGCAGCAGGTCACGTAGAAGACATCAACAGTCCTAAGCAATGGTCACAGTTTTTCTTTGGTGGCAAGAAGAAAGTCAAAGTCAAAGAAGAGGTGGGTGTCTACAAGAACGGTAACACCAAGTACAAACTTGTAGAAAAAACAGTTGCTATCAAACCATTCATTGCTTACGTACCAGACCCAGAGAAAGTATCTGCAAAGACTGGTCAGATCTCAGTTGATGACACAGTACTCAACGACATGTTGAAGCACACGTTCGATGCTAAAGCAATTGCAATCATTAACGGTTTGTTGAAGTACAGAGAGCTGTCTAAGCAGTTGTCAACGTATGTGCAAGGTTTAAGCAAGCACATCATTGGTGACTTCATACACGGCAAACTCAATCACACAGCAACAGTCACAGGTCGTTTATCGTCAACCAATCCTAATTTACAAAATATAAGTAATAACCCGATTAAACAAATTTTTAATTCGAGATATACTGATGGTGTAATTATTGAGGTTGATTTTAATCAATTAGAGGTTGTGGCTCTTGCTCATGTTACTGGTGACAAACAGTTAATAGCTGACATTAGTAGTGGTGTAGATATTCACAGTGCTCTGTACAAAGACATGTTTGGCAGGATGCCAACCAAGGAGGAGAGGAAACCATTTAAGTCTCGGACGTTTCAGTTGATCTACGGTGCAGGTGCTAAGGCTATCGCTAAACAAGCAGGTTGTACCTTAGAAGAAGCCACAAAGTTTGTAGATGTGTTTTATGGTCGTTACAAATCAGTAGCCAAATGGCACACAGAGTTTGCAGCAACGGTTGAACTGAATGCAATAAACGGTGTGAACGAAGAGGGGTTTATGGAAAAGTTCAGAACCTACGTCCATCAAACTGAGACAGGCAGGAAGTATTGTTTCTCAGAGTATTACAACGAGAGTAGTTGGTCAACAAGGATGTACACGTTCAGTCCTACAGAGTTGAAAAATTACCCAGTACAAGGTTTAGCTACTGGAGATATTGTTCCAATGATGTTGGGCATTATCTTTAGACAGCTAATGAGTAGAGATGATGTGAAGATGGTTAACACCATTCACGACTCTCTAATGTTCGATGTCAAGTCTGAATCAGCAGACACTTTTATTACGGAGATCACAACAATTCTTCAATGTACCCACATGTACTTTGAAGAAACATTCAAGAAGCCACTGGCTCTCAAGCTCAATGCAGGAGCATCAGTTGGTAAAAATTGGTTTGATATGAAAGAACTTTGAAATGACTATGCAGACAGGTATCGTAGAAGCAGTTTCTACAAAAGACGTAAGCACCAAGTTTGGTACAAAGCCAACCTTCTCAATGAAGGTCAATGGTACTTGGATCAAATGTGGGTTTAAGAACCCTAACGTTGCAGTTGGCTATGAGGTTGAGTTTGATGGTGTAAGCGGTACTTACGGAGTGGAGACTAAGAGCGTCAACATTCTTCGTAAAGCAGACGCAGCACCTACCCCGTCAGGGGCAACAACAGCAACCGCTGTAGCGGCTCCCAAAGCCGCCTACAGTGGCTACAAAGAGAAGGTATTTCCAATCCCTCCTTTGCATGGTGATCGTGCAATCGTTCGTCAGAACGCTTTAGCCCGTGCCACAGACCTCTACATTGCAGCTCGTGGTGGTAAACCTTTTGAGTTGGAAGAAGGTACTTTGGATCTTGTTGTAAAGCTTGCTCGTAAGTTTGAGGCTTACACAGCAGGGGATATTGACATGCAAGAAGCTATCGAAGAAACTACTGCTGAGCAGTTGCCGTAAACCCTTTGTGAGAGCCGTAAAAAGCTCTCACTTTTTTTTTGAAAGAGACAAATGGAAATCACAATGCACAAACGTAAACCGGGTCGTCCTAAAAAAGTAGAAGGAGCAGCACCACCTAAACCTAAAACCAAGATCTACAAAGCAATTGGTTTAGAAAAAGAAGTGTACGAGAAGCTGGATGTTATTAGGAACAGGTACGCTGTTGAGTTGGGGTTTGTAATGTCTTTCTCCCAAACAGTTGCCTATGTAACCAGGGATCTCAAATGAGTTCTGTATTAGTTCCAAAAGAAGCTTTAGAAAAAGTTCTTGATTATTTGTGGGAAGACGAGCAAAAAGACTATCAAGAATGCGCTGCTATGGATTGGTCTAAAGAAGATTTAGAACAACACATCTTTTCTTTTGTAAAACAATTGCAGGATGTTGTAAATGACCAGTATTAAAGGAGCAGTATGCGAGCTTTAATTGACGGAGACATAGTTGTTTACCGTGGAGCTGCGTCAGCAGAGAAAGAAGAACAATGGGTAGCCCTAGCAAGGGCTGACCAAATGGTTCAAGACATCCTTGCTGACACAGGTGCTACGTCTTACAACGTGTACCTCACTGGCGATGGCAACTTCCGCAGGGAGATTGCTCCTAGCTACAAAGCTAATCGTCCTGACTCAAGACCAGCACATTGGCAAGCAGTGCGTGAGTTCCTAGTAACACACCACAAAGCACAAATATGTGATGGGTTTGAAGCAGACGATGAAATGGGTGTGCAGCAAGACAAAGAGACTATGACAACAGTAATCTGTTCCATAGACAAAGACTTGTTGCAGATCCCAGGTAGACACTACAACTTTGTGAGGAAAGAACACAAAGTCGTAGACCGTGACCAAGGTCTAAAGCACTTGTATCTACAAAGTCTCATAGGTGACAGGAGCGACAACATCATCGGTGTAGCTGGCATTGGACCAGTAAAGGCAGAGCAAGCTCTAGCAGAGCTGCTGCCTGAAGAGTGGTACGACAAGTGCCGAGAACTCTATAACGATGACGAACGCTTTCATCTCAACATGAAACTGTTGTACATCTGGCAAAAGCCTAACGACATGTGGGAACCCCCTAAGAATGATTAACAGATCCATACTTCCAAGAATGCCTCAACGCTTTGCACATTGGTTGTGTGCAGGTGAGGACCCTTTTAGATTGAGCCAAGACCAATTACTTTGGTTTGCGGCATTTGTAAAACAAGCGGAGAAAACAGAATGAAGAACCCACAGATTTTTATTGACAATGCAAAACAAGCGTCAGAAGTTATGTACCGAGAAGGTGTAGCAGAAGACCGTTTAGCTTTCAGGGTAGGCATGTTAGAGGCATACATCAAAGGACTCTGCGACATCATCAATGAGTACGAGCAAGAGATTGACAAAGTTACAGCGACTCTTGACAACTAATGCCTAGACCTAAACGACACAACCCTGCGGGGTATCGCAGCGGCTTAGAGACTAGGTTTCAAGCTGCTTGCGAAGCAAAGGGGTGGAAGCTTGCTTACGAACAAGACAAGATCAAGTACGTAATACCAGCAAGCAACCACACTTACACACCAGACTTCACTGTTACTAAGAACGTTTACATAGAAACCAAGGGTCTATGGACAGGAGCTGACAGGAAGAAGGCTGCGCTCATCAAAGAACAACATCCAGATATCACTATTCTTTACGTGTTGCAACGCAACCAGGGACTATCCAAAAAGAGTAAGACCACTTACCTTGATTGGGCAGCTAAGAACGGACTGGATGCTTGTACCTTCTCAGACACAGAACATTGGCAAACTTTTATTTTGAGGCATATATGATTGAATTATCTTTATTGGAAGTTGTATTGTTGTTAGCTAACGGAGTTCTTTTGTACTTGTACTTCAAAGCTAATGATGAAATTAAAACTCACAAGATGGCTATGGCAGCAATGCTGTATGGCATACATTCAGGCAAATTAAAAATTACAGATCAAGGAGATGTTTTTAAGGTGGAATCAGTATGAAAATAACTCATGAAGCAAATACTCGTATTCTTAAAGAGATCAACGAAATGCAAAAACGGTGGAAAGAAATAGAAGAGACCACCAAAAAAGCGTTGGCTTTACCAGCTACACAACCTACCAGCACTTTTAATAACGGTACATACAAAACAGGTGATGGAGAGAAGTTGCAGCCTATACGACCAGGTGGA